GCTTCCGGCGGACAGCGTCACCTTACCATCTATGGTAACGGAACCGCTGGAATCAACAGCAAAGGTCGTGCGGACACCGTTGGTAACGGTAAGTCCGTAGACGCTCAGATATTTGGACTTGAATCGCTCGTCATCCATCATGCTATTGCCAGCTCGGTCAAGGAAGTCAGAGGCCTGAACCACGCCCTTAAAGTTTCCGTCCACACCGACCAGCGTACCGCTAAAGGTGCCTTTCGCCGCAGCCAGAGTACCCGCAAAGGTGCCTCGGCGTGCGGTAAGGTTGCCTTCCTCGTCAACGGTGAAGTTTCCGTCTCCAATGTCGATGGAGCCTTTCTTCATCGTCAGCTTGCCGCTCTCGAAGTCAAGCGAGAAGTTTCCGCCATAATCTTTCAGCGTACCGGCACGGATCACATCGGCATTGAGAACACCGGTCGTGATATAGTCTGCCACAATAGAACCATCCATTGTAATGGCAAGCCCAAAGGTCTTTCCGTAATCCTTTGAGTAGCCAAGGCCGTTCATGTTCCATTTCCAGAGCTTGTCGGCTTTGGTATAGTCGCGGATATTGGAAATATAAAGCGTGTCAGAACCGTATTCATCCCGTGTGATCGTGATGTAGCCGGTCGTGGCCGCTGTCATGATCTGCGTGGCGTTTTCTTTTGCCTCTTTCAGGATGTTGTGCGCCTTGGGGAGACCCTCGATTTTCTCAAGGATAGCGGCGCTGATCTGGTTGTTCACACTGGTAAGGCTTGTCTGCACCGTGTCGCCAAGCGTAAACTGGGTATTCTCCGGGCTGTCCAGAGGGATCTCCAGCTTCGTGACGGGGAATACACGATCAAGGCCATGCGGCCGCGAGATCACGCGGATCTCGTCCAAAAGCTTAACGGCTTCTACATTTGCGTTGAGATAGTGGAGGTCAAGGGCACTCACTTCCAGTTCCATGTTGTCGAACTGCAAGTCGGCAAGATATGCCTTCGCCTTTTCCAGCAGCGCTTCAGGATCAGAAACGCTGTCCCATGTCACTGTTTTCTCGATCCAGCCATAGGTTTTCACAGCCTCGGAGGACTGGACATAAAGGCTGCCCTCATTCACGCTCTCAACGGTCAGATAGGCGTCCAGCGCCTCGATCTCGCTCTTGTCAAGCCTGTTGCCAAGCGGAACGATGACCGTTGCGAACTCCGTCATATCCCATCCCTTGGTGTGTTCGATGAGGTTGGAGCCGAACTGGATCGTCTGGCTGCAAGTGTCGGGGTAATCCGCCAAATAGTCAAGATAGCGGATGCCGTCTTCTTTGCGTACTCGCAGATGACCGCCGTACTGTGCCACCAACGCATTCAAGATCGTGATGGTCTTTTCATAGTTGGTGTAATAAGTCGGAAAATCTTCATCCACCACCGTAACAATGCCGATGGTGAACTTCCGGTTGTCTCCGACCTTTGCGTTGTGAATGGCGATCATCGCCTCAAGGTACTCACGGATCGTCCCTCCGGCGTACTCCGCAGGCGGCTGTGTGCTGTCGTTGAAGAATGCAAGTTCACCCTCGCAAGTGAGCACCCGGTTTAGGTAAAAGTCCTCGTTTTCAGAGAGGACGCGACCCGCCCAGATCTCTTTTCCGTCCTTGTGGACGGCAATGTCGGTCACCATACGGACGATAGTGCTGTATCCGAGATTGGAGGGCGGAACCGTCATCACAAAGGAACCGGCTGCGTTGTCCTCCAGCGTCAGCTTGGGGCTTGCAAGCTTCATGTTGTCCAACGCGAAGGCATCATTGTAGATGCAGACGCCATCGGCATAAACAGAATACATCGCTTACAACCTCCCTTGTCTGAAATCAACGGACACGGTCCCCGTTCCCTCGTCGACCCAAAGATAGATCGTTCCGCCATAGTCGCCAAACAGAATAAACTCAGGAATTTGAATGGTTCCATCCGGCAAAAGCTTTGTTAGGTCGATGCTGAGCTGACGGTTGACAAATCGGACATGAACGCCGCGCCCTTCACTGCTTTGCACAATGAATCTGGGGCAGACCGGAGCCCGTCCGTACATCACCGCGTCCAGCTCGATCTCTTTCATCTCAGTCGTCACCGCAATGTTGCGGAACAAAGCTGCCTGAATGACTCCATTTTGAAAGTTGAACGGGTCCCATAGCCAGTTGTCGATGGAGGAAAGGTTTTTCCACTTGTACGGGCCGACATCGTAGTCGATGACGAGCCGCGACCAGTCCTTTTCCGACTTCCAAGCGTTCACTGTGAAGCGCCCTTCGTAGAAATATTCAGGATCGTCCTCAAGGATCGCCCGCATGGTCTGTCCGTGCAGATAGTCCATGATGTCCGAGTACGCCATGTGCCATGGTTTGAAATCATTCATGACGATAAACTCGATAGACCCTGTCCGGTTCTGATACACCGGATACCCGGTGAGGGCTTGCGACAGATCAATGACGCCGTCCCCACCGGGAATGTCCAGAGTCTTTACCTTTTGCGCAGGTGGATTGAATAGCGGACGGGAAGCGGGGACAAGCCGCCAATCGTCCCATGTGTTCTTATCGCCAAATGTGATCGAATGGTACAACTTAAATCCCCCTTCCTCTTTGTGTAGACCGCTGTCCGAGTGCCACATCCATCGGTTCAGCAAGTTCGCCGACGAGCGCACCGGTGTTCAGCACAACACGCAGCTTCTCCATGCGTTCCAGCATCGAAGCCATCTCACCTCGAAGCGTGCGGAGTTCAGCCACAACATCATCATTGTCGACGGAAACGGTTGTCTGGCTGCTTCCGCCGCGCTGTGCCTCAAATGCAACGGCAGCCTGCCCGACAAGGCCGACCGCTCGCTGCGAATAGAATAGATTGTTCAAGGCGTCTGCTCCGGCCGATACGGCGGAGAGATCCAGAACAGGACGGATCACCGGCTCCATGTCGAACCCGCCGCTCACAATGTCGGCAATAGTCTGGAGCACACCGGAAAGACCGCCCTCGGCCGACTCCGCCATCTCAGAACCGGCCGCATAAGATCGGTCAACATAGTCCTGAAGACCTTTTACGAAACCAAGACCGGTGTAGTTACCGATCTCACGGAATACCCTCGACGGAGAGTGGATGTCCAGTGTCGATTTCGCCGCCTGTACGCCTGCAAGAGCCAGTTGCGTGATCTCATCAACAAAGCTGGACTTCTCAGACTGAACGCCTTCAGTAAGCCCCTTGACGATCTGCTTGCCGGTCTCATCCCAGCCAGCTTCCGTCAGAACCTTCTGCGCCGTGTCGGCCATCTCCTGAAGCTCATCATCAGTATTGTTCTTGATAAGACCAACCTTTTCCTCAAAGCTTCTGCGAAGCTGTTCCAACTGAGCGTTGGCGTCTTCCGTGACCTGATTCATCTTCTCCTGCCAGAGAGCACGATACTCGGTAAGCTCCTGATCGGCCTCCTCGCGGAGTTTTGCAATATTCTGCTGGGTCTCTTCGCGCAGCCCCTCTAATTCGCCGACCGCCTGCTCGCGAGCCATTGCGTGCTTGACCTTCCAGAGGTCAGCATACTTCTCAAGCTCAGAGTCGCTCATGTTGTTCAGCGCCTTGATCTGGGCGATCGCGTCAGGACCCATATCCTGAAGTTCCTCGATAAGGTCACTGTCAAGTCCTCTGCCGGCAAGAGACTCTAAAATATCCTGCCATTCGCCAAATTCCTTGACCTGACCCTCAAGATTCTTCATCAGGGTGTCGCCGCTGACCTCATCACGCTCCTTCACAGCGTCAAAGAGGCCATAGGACTTATAGAGGGAATCCTCGCGGGATTTCAGAGCATTCTCGTACTTGTCGTTCTCAGCCTGAATATCGCTCGCCAGTTGCGCGTTGATCGACTTTACCTTATCGGCGTACTCTTCCTCCATGTCGAGCCGCTTCTGGTTCGCCTCGCTCTGCACAGACTGCACATCAGAGATATACTGTTTCTGCGCGTCGCTGATCTCTTTCTCCAACTGGTAAACTTGCAGGTCGAGTTTCTTCCGCAGCTCTGTCCCCTTGGCATATCGGCTCTGAACACGCTTATAGGCAGCCAGTTCCTCCGCAAGAGTCAGCTTGTTATACGATTTCTGCTCTTCGATCCAGTTCATCGAATACTGATAAGTGGCCGTAACCAACTCATTTTGAACACGATAGACCTCGCGGTCGATCTGCTTTCGTTCCTCGCTGCCCTCGCGGTATTTCTTCTGGAGCGTTTCCCATCCGGCAAGCTCCTCTTTCAAGCTGAGCTCGCTGTAATATTTCCGCTCTTCCGCCCAATCCTTAAAAGAATCGAGTCCCTTCTGCGCGACCTTGATGGCTTCATCGCTCATCTTTGCCGCAGCCGAAGAAACCGGAACGATAGCATTGTTGATGCCAATGGTCATACCCTCGCCAATGTTTTTACCAAGCTCGATAAACTCACGGGAGGGAGAATGGCTGTCCAACGCCTTCTTTGCCGCATTCAGCGCCGCAAGACCCAGATCACGGCCCGCCTGAGAGGCGCCGCTCAGCTTCGAGCGGATGCCGTTGATAAAGCCCTGCGAAACATTCCTACCGGCTTCATTGAACTGGTCCTTGTAGTTGTTCACTTCTGCCACAACGACCAGCATGACAGACTGCATCGCCATCCACACGGAAGCACCGTTGCTGCGGATCGTGGTGCTGAAGCCGACCATCATCTGCACGACCGCGGTATTCATGCTCGTGGTATGTGCTTTCACGGTCGCGGCCATCGCAAGCATCAGCTCAGCCATCGCCACATTAACGATCGTCTGGTTCTGCCGGATGGTCGTGCCTACGGAATTGAGCATATAGATGATTGCCGTGCTCACGGTAGCTCCACTGTTGTAGAAAGCGTCGGTAAAGTTTTGGATACTGGCGTTTGCCAGCAGAACCAGCGCATTCGTAAAGTTCACAAATGCATACTGATCCATATTCTTCACCGTATCGGCAAGCGCCACCAGCTTCTCGACCTGTGTGATCGCGCCGGAGAGCTTGCTCATGTTGATACCCTCGATAGAGGCAGAGTAAGCCGCAAGACCATTGCCGAAGAGAACGAGCTGGTCGCCGAAGTCGGCAATGCTGTTGTCTCCGGTGAAGAAACTCACAAGCCCGCCGCAGTTCGGAATGGTATTGGAGAGTTCCACGAGCGCCTTACCGGCAGAAGCGGAATTGCTGACGGCACCGACATCCATTCCTTTGACAGCGAGAGAGTAGTCCTTCATGGCCTTTCCGAACGGAACCAACTGCTCTCCAAACTTGTCCATGTCATTCTCACCGGCAAAGAAGCCGACTACACCGCCGCTGTTCGGCAGCGTTGTGGCCATCTCTGCAAGTGCCTTACCGGCAGTCGCCGCTTTGGAAACAAGGTCGGCGTCCATCCCGCTGATAGCGTTGCTGAACTCCGCCATGCTTTCTCCGAACGGAACGAGCTCATCAGCAAAATCCGAAAGAGAAGAACTACCCGTGAACCAGGACGCAATACCCTGCACAAGCTCGGCCTTCGTCAGCAGCAATATCGCGTCTGTCAATGCCTGCACACCGCTGAACATTGCCGGAGAGATACTGCTTGCGCCGTCGATAAACGGCTGAACATTTGTCATAAACGCTGCAAGATCACTGCCGATCTGCGGGAACTGACTGGAGATACCACTCATGAATCCGCCGACAATGCCGCCGACAAACCCACCGATAGCCGTACCGATCTGCTCCAGCAGCTTACCGCCCTCACCGATCAGCCAGGAAAGGCCGGGGATCTGCGCAAGGGCACCGACAGCAGCAAGAACGATCGCCAGTTCAGCGATAAGAGCACCCATGCCGAGCACACCTATCATAGCGCTTGGGATCAATGCGGCTACCGCACCCAATGCGACCATAATGCCGGACAGCAGACCGATGCCGGCGATGGTTTTCACCAATACGCTTGTATCAAGTCCTGCCAGAGCATCAATGATGCCGGAGAAGAATGCCGCGATCACATTGACTGCCGCCTGAATGAGTTCGGGCAGCCGCTCTGCAATGCCGTTCAGCAGGTTGATCAGGAACAGCATGACAGAGTCAACGATTTCCGGAGTATAGTTTGCAAGAGAAGCGAGCACGCCGGACAGCAGTGCCAATGCACCGTCAGCGATTGCAGGGACGCACTCAACAAGTACATCCGCCAGTGTAAGAACGACGGCCTTAACAGCTTCTCCAATAGCGGGAGCCCCCTGAGCGATCACGCCGCAGAACGCTATAATAGCCTCACCGAGCTTTTCGGCAATGGCAGGGATCAATGCGGCAATCCCTGTGATGATTGTGCTGAGTCCGGCCACAATAACGGTCACGCCTGCGCCGAGAGAAGTAGCCAAGGCGGTAATGCCGACTGCAATAGCCGACAGTCCGGCACCGGCAGCGAGAAGACCTGCTCCGATAGCTGCGGTACCGACACCGATCAACGCAAATGCTCCGGCAAGCGCCAGGATCGTCGGAACAAGAGGAGTCAGCACAAGACCGGCCACACCGATCACGGTGAACGCACCAGCAATCGTCACAAGCCCTTTGGCAATGCTCTCCCAACTCATCGAGCCAAGAGCCAGCAGCACAGGAGTCAGAACAGCCAGTGCGCCAGCCGCCACCAGCATGGCGGCAGAGCCAGGCAAAGTACCGTTCATCACATTCAGACCGATGGCAAGCTCTGCAAGAGCGCCGCCCATTGTGACGAGTCCCTTTGCGATCTCTTCCCAGGTCATACCGCCCATCTTTCCAAGGGCATTTGCCACGATCTCAAGTGCTGCACCGACAGCGATCAGACCAACGCCAACACTTATCGTGTTCTTCGGCATTACCTTCATAGCGATAGCCACTTCGGCCAATGCACCGCCCATAGCGACAAGCCCCTTGGCGATCTGATTCCAGTCAAGGTTTCCGAAGTCGCCCATCGCGGAAGCAAAGATCTTCATAGCAGCGCCAATCCCGATTATCGCGAGGCCGGTGGATACCAGACCATTTGCATCGCCAGTCAACTTGGTAAAGACCGTGATCTCCGCCAGAAGAACACCAATGGAGCCAAGCCCCTTCATAAGCTGTCCGAAATCGAGACTACCGAGATCCTTACAGGCATCTGCCAGGATTTTGATTGCCGAGGCAAGAATGACGATGCCCGCCGCTGTTGTCAAAGACTTTCCACTGAATTTTGCGGTGTTCATAAAGAGCGAGACTTCCGCCAGCAGCACACCGACACCGGTCAGCCCTTTTGCAAGCCCATCCCATTCAAGCGTTGCAAGGTCTGTGCAGACCGATGCAAGGATCTTGATGGAAGCCGCAAAGAGAACCATCTGTGTCGCGCCCTTCATCGAAGAACCGCCGCTCATGTTGAGCAGCTTCACTGCACCGACCATCGCCGCCATCAAGGCCGTCACACCGGCAACACCTTTTGCAAGCTGTCCGCCATCCAAGTCACCGATCTTCTTCAGAGCTGATGCAAGGATCAAGATGGATGTCGACATGGCGAGCATCACCGTCGAACTCTTCACCGCGCCTTTAACATCTCCGCTGATTTTAGTAAAGACCGACATGGATGCCATCAATTCAGCAAAGAGAACCGTAATAGCCCCCAGTGACGCAGATAACTTCTCACTATCAATAAGAGAAATCGCGACGATAGATGCTGCCAGAATCGCAATAGCGCTTGCTATTTTCAGCAAAGTCCCGGCTTTTAACTGCGTCTGATACGCCTCAAAGCATCCACGAACCCCGTCCAGAATCCCCTTCACATTGTCAAGAAGGCCTCCGACTTCATCAAAGGGCTTCGTCAAACTATTAGTGAACTTGGTTATGGCAATCGCAATACCGCCGATAGAAATTCCGTTCAGCAGGTCGATGATTCCGCTAAAATCAGCGTTACTCACCGCGGTTACGATCTTATTGATACCGTTTCCGACCACATCGAAAATACCACCGCCAATTTTCTTAGCGGCAACGGATAGTGCTTGTATCAATGTAGCGAATTTCGACACATCGGTATTTCCGCCAATCTTAGAAAACGCATCGGAGATGCCATCTTTCAGACCGACAATAGCATCTTTGACCTGATCGGCACGCTCTTTCAGCTTCTCCAGAATTGTGTGCAGGAGTTCCAGTCCAGGAACCTGAATCTTCTCTTCGGCAGTACCAAAGAGTTCTTTCAGAGACTCCTTCGCTTCGTCCAGCGTCGGCAGACCGAGGTATTCACGAACAGACTCGGCAAAATTCTTGATGGCCGTAACAGCACCGCTCACAAAATCAGAGATTTCCTCAATGCCTTTGCCAAAGGCGTCGTTCTTCTTGATCGCTTCGTCAAGCTTGACGAGCCATTCTCCGATAGAGCCGGTCACGCCGAGAACACCGCCGCCTAAGCCGGTTACTTTCCCAAGAAGAGAACCGACCGGACCCAGAATTGCACCGATTGCCCGCTTGCAAATATCAAGAATGGCGAACAGACCCTTGAAGGTGTTCTTCAGGTTTTCGGAAGCAGTGTCACTAAGCGTCAGCTTTTCTGTGAACTTCAGCAGTCCTTCCGTCAGATTATGAAGCTGTTCCGCAGTAGTTGGTGGAAAAATATCACGAAAGGCTTCTGTAATCGGCTTGATAACTGTCCCGATTCCCTTGAGCGTATTCTTAAGAGACTCGATCAGCTCGGTTCTGCCGCCAAGGTCTTTCCATCCCTGAAGCACCGAATTACGAGCATCAGACTGCGTATCAATAAATCCGCCGATCGCCTGACTAAGACCAGTCCACAATTCCTTGGCTTCATCAAAGTCACCAAAGAGGATTTCCCAGGTATTCGCCCAGCCAGAGCCCGCAGCTTCCTTTAAGGTGTCCATCAACTGTGAGAATGTCTTAACATCCTGTGCAGCCGCGAATGCCTTCTTGCCGATGTCGGTCGTTTCATCCGCATAATTACGAAGTGTGCCGACAAGAGCTTCCGTCGTCATCCACTGGTCCTGCAAAGAATCGTTAAAATTATGTGTGGCGTCGATGACATTTCCCTTGATGGTCTTATACATTCCGTCTGCGGTTTTCGTCAAAGTTCCGCACGCAACAGCCGACTCCAAAAGCTGCGTCTTGAATTCCACCGTTGCCATGTTCGCATTTTCAATGGATTTCCAGTCGATCAGCTTGACATATCCTGCGGACAGGGCCTGCGCAAAGTTATACATTGCACGGGAAGCCTCGTTTGCATTTGCACCGGATACGGCAGCCACATTCGACACGCCCTGGATAGCCATAACAGCATCTTCAAGGCCGACGCCGGCATTCGTGAACTTACCGATATTGGAGGTCATATCCTGGAAAGAGTAAATTGTCTTATCGGAGTAGGTGTTCAGCTCCTTAAGATACTTGTTGACCTCCTCTAATGATGCGCCGGTGCTCATCATGATCGTCTGAATAGAGCCCATCTTAAGTTCGTATTCGTCAAAGCCTTGTTTGACAGGCTCCAATGTAAACGATTCGATCATCCGTTTTCCGGTATTGATGACCGAGTTGGTAATGTTTGAAAGGGCGGTCACCGCCATGACTTCGAGCGCCGAGAATTTCATCCGAACAGTCTCGACGGAATTGCTAAGGGTCGAAAGGTCGCACTTTTTAGCTGCGTCGCCAAGGCCCTTCAGACCTTTAGCCGCACCGTCCAGATCCAAACCCTCTTTGAGTTTGTCGAGCGTGGACAAACTTGTCTTCACACCCGCCTCGAATTGACGGTTGTCGAATCGCATTTCAACAACTCTCTCGTCGATCGTTGTGCTCATGTCTTCGTGACCTCCTTCCATGCGTCATTTGCGATTTGATCAAAAATAGGCCGGATAGCAGGATTGATGTAATCACGTCCCGCTACCCAGCCGCCGGTTCCAGTTCCGTGTCCATACTGCAAAATGATGGCGATTGGAACTCCATTTTGAATATTTGAATTGTGAAACGAGATGCTCACAAAACCCTTCTTGTTCGTGATCTCGTAATACCACGATTGGGCCGTTTCTCCAGAGTCAACAGGCGTTGCAGACGCAAGAGCGGCCACTCCGGCTCGGCCATACTGATCGAGGTCTCCGAGATGCACCGTTTCTTTGGCTCTCTCCAAAAACCTCGTCAGCTTGGAGAAGTCGCCCTTTTGTCTGAACGTAATCATGTCTTTCTCCTTTTACAGCTTTTCACAGTAGTCCAGCGAGATCCAGCCGGCTCCGGATTTCAGCTTGCCCCACATCGAGGCGCCGGGCCCCTTGCTCTCGCTTACGATAGTGTAAACTCCAGGAGCAATAAAGCCGTTAGACGCATTCTGCGTGCCGGGACCTTTACGGATGTTAAGGTTCTTGATCTTCACTCTGACACGGTATGGCGTGGTGCTCTTTGAGGGGGTGACGACCGGTGCAGTGCTGCCGGAAACGCCGAGACGCTTGTTGACCTCAGCGGCGATCTGACCATGAAGGTTGTAGAGATAGTCACCGGGGCAGGCCTTAGGCGCAAACCAGCGGTGAACCGTCATGTTCTGCTGCTCCACCTTTCCAATGAGGGACTTGTCTGCTTTCCATCTCAGTGACTTGATCCCGTTTCGCTTGCAAATATCGGCAAGCAAGGTAATCAAAGCCTGATAGGCTGCATCCGTTATCTTGTAAGGGTGGGTGGTGTCGCTTGCCACTTCAATGGTAATGGCACGGTTGTCATTGCTCGCAGAGGAAGAGCACCAGGAACGGTCTTTCTCTTCAACGGACAGGCCGATTGAGCCGTCTTTTCCGACCACATAGTTGGCAGAACACTTACGGTTCGTGGTAGCGAAATAATCGCATCCCTGCTTCGCAGTCCACTGTCCAACGATGCAATGGATCGTAACCGTGTCGATGGCGTGGTTTCTATTTGGCGTTTTATTTGGTGAGATCCTGGTGTAAGACACCAGCGGACTATTGGTAAACATAGTTGTCTCCTATTACAATAAATTTGGACAGGAAAGCCGGGCAGCCAGTCCGGCTTTCTTTCCATCTCGTGCCTAAGCTACAATAAGAGGAGCA